CGGCAGGCCGGCGGTATTCAGCGTCTCCCAAATGGCGGTCGTGGCCGGAGACAGGTAGCCGGTGTCCCACGGGCCAGCCCATGACCGCAGCACGGTATGGTAGACATACACGCCATACCCGGGGATGCTGATCCACAACTCCCGCGTCGCCCGGTTAAACGCCGCACGAATCGCATCAAACTGCGTTGAGGTCAGCGCCCGGATCGGGGCCAGCAGGGGGTCGGGCTTGTCTACCGTCCCAACAGGCGCCACCTCGGCCTCGTTGACCATATACAAGCCGCGTTCTGATACGAAGAATCCCAGATTGCCAATAGAGACAATGCTGTGCCTGGCAATCACGCCGACATCTGCGGTGACGCCCGCTGGCTCAACCGTGATGTCGTCTTGCCCATACCCCGTCAGGCGGGAAATCCCGCGTCGGTGGAAGATCATCAGCGAGGTGTTGATGCTCGCCAGTCCGACCACCGTCTCATCGCCAAACGTCCGAACCACAATCTGCCCACCACTGGCACTGGCGTTCCCCAAGCTGTCGCCGTTGTTCAGCGCGGAGTAGAAGATGGAGTCGGGGAAGCTGCTATTGCCGCAACCCCACAACCGCTGGTTATGGACCGTGATAGATTCGACCGCCGACGTATTGGCCAAGTTGACCGAAAAGGTCGTGCCATCCCACTTGTTCAACAGTCCGCCATCTGTGATGTACACCACATCGTTCGTCCCGTCCCGGAACTGGGCGAACGTGGGAGAGACGGTGGCGGACACCGCTCCGGTGCGCTGGGTCCATGTGATGGGGAAGGCGCCATAGGTTGCGGTATAAAGCCGCTCATTGGTGACCACCAGCAGTTGCTGGGTGCCCCCGTCCCGGCGCCATGTGTACCCGTTCAGAATGGACGCACTGGCCACCACGTCGGAAACCCGCTGCGTGCCGCCGCGCTTGGTAATCGCGCCGTAGTCGGTTAACCGGCAGTTGATGGCTTTGCGGAGCTGGTTGGGCTGAACCAGAATGTCGTCTGAGACATTGTTCAGGCCCCCGTCCATCGCCGGCTGCTGGTCTAACAGCGGCACCCCACCCGGCTCGCCCGCCATCAGCCGCCACTCCAGTCGTACTTCTGGTCCGGGTAGGCCATCCGCGTCGGGTTGATCGTGCGGCGGCGCAGGTCGTCCAGCATCGTCTGGCGCTCATCATTGGCCAGATCCCGATAGTTCCGGGCGGCGGCGACTTCCGCCCCGCCCTTCAGCAGGAGCTTGTACGAGGCGCCCAGCGCGAGGATCGTCTCGTTGTTCCCGGGGAAGTCGATGATGGACGCATCGGTGGCCAAGTCGATCAGCGACGTCGGCTTGTAGTTCACCGCGCAGTAGATGGTCGTCCCGCTGCCAACCGGCAGGATCTGCACATTCGTCCCAATCAGATAGTAGAGGCGGGGGTACGTCGGCAGGTAGTTCGTGGTGGTCGCCAGCGGGACATACTGGAAGTCCGTCTGATCGTACAGGACGTTGCCGTCCGAGACGGACAAAATGCGATAGTAGTTCTTCTGACTGTCGCCCGACCCGGTAGACAGGCTGGCAAACGGGATTTGCCCGTTGGCATCCGTGGTCAGGGTCAGCTGCTGGAAGGTGTAGTACGGCGCGGCGTTGAGGATGTTGGACCATTCCTCATCGTAGACCCCGTTCAGGACCGTCTTGATGGTGCTGTCGGACCACCGATCAGACCCGACCGCGTCCATAAACTCCCGCGTCAAGGCCACCAGTTGGGCTCGGGTCACGGTCGCCATCGGCTGCTACTCCCGCGCTTTGGGGGGACGGCCCCGCCGCTTGGGCTGGGACGTGGGGTTGGCGCCATCCAGCACCTCGGCAATGGCCTCCTGCATGGCCTGCTCGGCGGGCTGCACGGCGTTGTACTGAGAAACGAAATCCGTCAGGCGGCGGACCTCGTCCACCGGATATTCCCGGAAGGACTTCTCCAGATAGGCGGGCGCCTCATCCGGGCTGCAGGTCATCGGCAGATAGCCGACAATGTCCATGCTCCGGCTGGGATCGACTTCGTTGGACTGGATCGTGGCCCAGCGCCGGTCGTTCTCCGCCCAACGCATACAGATGGCCCAATGCGCATCGAAGGCTTCGATGTACCGAAGCTCCAGTCGGGGATGCACCTGCCGGAGCCGCCGCTGAATCTCGGACGACGGCTCCGGGGTGCCCCGATGGTTTAACACCATCGGCGCGGTCATCAGTTCTGGACCAGCAGCTCGACGTTCGCCACCAGATCCACCGCCGCCGTGGTGACCGTGTTGTTCGTAGTCACCGTCAGGCGGAGCGTATCGCCGGGAAGCAGTGTCCGCTGCGCCGTGGTCAGCGTCGAGATCAGACTGACCGCCGTCCCCTCATGCGCCGTCAGCGCCTCCAGATCGATGTTGGCGGTCAGCGTCACCGCCGCGTTGGCCGTGCTGTCGTACTTCTCCAGCACCGCCAGAATCGTCCCGCTGGTGGACGCCGGGACGGTCCCCGCCGAGACCATCGCCCGGTTGATGAGGCACGTCGCCGGATGCCCACCGAAGTTGTACGTCGTGGTGGTGTTATTGCCAATCGCTGCGGCGCAGCGACCCACCAGCAGATTCGGCATGACGCCAAACCGGCCAGCCGTTGGGGCAAAGAAGTTGCCCATGAATCACTCCTCAGGAAGGGGGTTGTGGGGAGGAGCCGAAGCCCCTCCCCGTGCCGAGCATCAAACGACGTGCGAGAACCGCGCCGTGTCGGTGTAGCCCGTGATGGACCCGTGCGCGTTACGGGCCAGACAGGCCATGTTCCCGTACCACGCATAGGTCGTCTCGAAGGCATCCCGGCCCTGAATCCAGCGCCACGGCCCGGCGCCCTCGAACTCGACGAAGCCCCAATCCTTCGCATCCACCCACGCGAGCGAGGGGATGTGGAGGAGGTAGATCGTCCCGGCGGGGACGTAGTAGTCCGTCACCATCGGGATGCCGCACACGTTCAGGGCCTTGTAGCCGCCCTTGATCGTGGTGTCGAACCCGTTGCTGTCAAACCGGCGCTGCGCCACGAAGGACTGCATCAGCTTCTGGCCGAGGCCCGGCGTGGTCATGAGCAGGAACTCCTTCGGACGGAGCTGGGCGTCCTTGCCGGAGCGCCCGGCAATCCGCTGGATCAGCACCCAGATGTCGTCCTCAGTCGGCTGGTTCACGTCCGGGGTATCCGTGCCGGCCACCATCCGAATCGCGTCCCAAATGGCGTAGGTCGCGTTCGAGATGTTGTGCAGCGAGGCGTACCCGTTGCCCCGGTTGGTGATGTTGATGAGCCCGTTCATGGCGCTGTTGAAGGACGTGTCGCTGGCGGTCGCCTTGACGATCTTGTCCGTCGCGGCCATGCCGCTGATCGCGGTGCCCAGCGTCAGCGTGGCGTTATCACCGCTGTTGCTGATCGCGGTGATGGACGACCGGCCCAGCACGGCGTCCGACGCCGACGTGTCCAGCACGGCGATGTAGTCGCCTACCGAGAGGAGCAGGCCACCCTGCCCCGCGCCCGACACCCCGTAGGGGGACGAGACGATGATGGACGTGGTGGTCGAGGCGGTGCCGATGATGGCCACCACGCCGTCCGCCTTGTTGTGCAGCGCCTGCTGCATGAGGATCTGGCTGGCCTCCTTGATTTCCTCCATCGTCTTGGTGGCGATGGTGGTGAAGGCGGCATCCTTCGACTGCGTGCCGACGAAGGCGAGGCCGTCGATCTGGCGCGTGGTGTACGCACGCACCACGCCGACGTTGCCCTGCACTTCAGAGGCGGTGGTGTCGGGCGGGAAGTACCCGGCCTGCGAGAACGTGGAGCCGGACGGGCGCCCGACGACCACGTCGAAGAACACGTTGTTGCCGCCCCAGCGCATGTTGCGCGGGCCACCGGCCTTCGCCTTCTGGAGCTGGGCGAGGAGCGGGGTGACCAGATTCTGGACCTTCTCGCGGTACTGGGAATAGACGTTCTTCAGGAGACCCGTCAGTTCCGCATCGGTAATGACTGTAGGTGCTGGCATGGAAAGATTCCTCGACGATTAACGAATGGATGAAAGCACCGACGACAGGGCGCTTTCGACGGCATCGTCTACCGAGACAATGGTCTTCGCCTTGGCTGGCCGGTCAGCGGTCGCCCCGGGTTGCCCCACGGGCTTGAGCTTCTGGCCCACCATGCGCTTGGCCTTCTGCGCCTCGACCTGCGCCCGTTCCAGTTCAGCCGCCGCTTTGGCCTGTTCGGCGGAGCGTTGTGCGACTGGCTGATGGCGCCGGGTATGGGCGGCTTGCGCCCACAAGGCGAGATCCTCGACGATGTACTGCCGGATGGCGTCGTAGCGTGACGGCGGGACGTAGGCCACCCCATTGGGGGCCACCTCGACGTGCGCCTGGAGCGCCATTTGCAACTTGGATTCCAGCTCCTCTGCGGAGAGGGTGGGCAGTGCCTGCTGAATCAACTGCAGGGCTGGCGCCACCTCCGCCTGATAAAACTGTTCTCCGGCCTGACTGATCGACTGCAACTCGTACTCCACGCGCATCGCGGCTTTCTCCGCCTCCACGCGCTCGACCCGCTTCTCCGGGGTGTTCTCGGCGGCATACGCCTCCCGGACGGCATAGAGGAAATCCTCGTCCGTCAGCAGGCGCTCCATCTGCGCCTCGCGCTCCTTGAGCGCCTGCAGCGCCTCCTCGACCTTCCCCTGCGTCTCCTGCTGGAGCTTCTGTTCGCGCTCCTGATTGTACACCCCCCACTGGGCCAGCTTCACCACCTGATCCAGCCGGTCCTGCCGGACCTTCCCGTTCGCCTTGTACTCCACCATCAGCGCCGGGACTTCCACCTCGCCTTCGCCGTCTAAGAGCTTGAACTCGGTGGCGAGTCCTTCGGCCACGGTAGGGACGGCAACGTAGCCGTCTGGCAGCTCCACCGGTGCGTCACTGGGCGCCTCCGCTCCCGCATCATCACCCGAGGCTTCGCCCGCGTCCGGTGCCGGAGCGGGAGCGTCAGCCACGTCGGCTTCAGGCGCGGCGTCATCAGCCGCTTCGGGAGTATCCGGATCTGGCGCAGCGACATCCTCACCCTCGGGTTGCGGGACGGGCATGGCTGACGCGACGGCGTCAGCAATGGCGTCGGCGATGTCCAGCGGAGCAGCAGCTACAGGAGCCGTCATAAATCCTCTACGCCTGCCGGGATAAGCGATCCGCTTGCTGGGCTGCCACCTCCGCTTCCGGCATCCCGGCAAGCGTCTGCTGCATCAGGGGCGCAACCCCGATGGGTGGATTGCCCGACGCGAGCGGCAACTGGCCCGGCGGCAGGTTGGGAACACTGGCGGCGGGGGGTCCGCCTTGGGGTCCGGGGCCAGCACCCGGCGTGGGCGGGACCATCCCGCCCTGCTTCTGCGCGGCTTGGTTGGCCAAGGCGATCCACCGTTCTTGGGCCACCGCCACGATCATCGGATCCAAGTCGTCCTG